ACTTATTTCTAATATGAAATTAGATATTAGATATTAGTTTATCCCTAGATGCAATGGAATGGGCCACGCCACCAATAATCAATTCTATTAAAAAAACACCAAATATGCAACCACATAAACCCCATACAACACATACCACACATACCACACATACCACACATACCACTAGAAACAAATATTTAGATAATTTATTACATTATACTCATATCTTACATGCTTCTAAACATAATCAGCGAACTGTCAATGAAAAGAACTTATTACTCCTTAAAAAACGGGAATTTGATATATTTTATAGCACTAAATACCGTTATCCCCTCCTAGTAGCGGAAACTATTACATCCAGAACAGGATTAACCGATGCAAATCATCAACCCATAGACAGACGTAAAATAGAAGATCCTTTTCGACAGGATTTTGAAGTTCCGACTAATCTGCAACATACACTAAAAGATTACAAAGCATATATGGAATATGGTGGTAGTATGGGACATAATGCTCCAGCCGGCCAGCATAAAACCAATATGGATGTTTATAATGAAACATTTGTATTGACCAATATAACACCACAAGAAATGGTTTTTAATAGTGGATTATGGGTTCTTATAGAACAATGGTGTCGATATCTCGGGCGTAATACCCATCTAGAAAAAGTAATGGTATTTACTGGTAGTATTCCGGCAAAATTAAATAGTAATTTTGGGGGTGTTATAATGAATGTACCTAGCAAAATGTTCAAGATTATCTGCATAACAATGCCAGAACATCCAAATGTATGCCATATGGAGATATTCCTTTGTTATAATAAACCTTATAATGTAAATTATGCGTTACAGAAATCTGATTTATCACATTACCTAGTACCACATACCCAATATTCCGATTTTCAAAAAGAATCTGGTGTAGATTTGAAAAAGCTTCTAGAATATTATGGATACCCCTCTAGCAAGATTAAACCATTTCGCTCCCATTTGAATATTTCAATGAATCTTAATCCGGTTTTACGATTACAAATGAAAAAAAGTAAATGGTTTGGCAGACTCATATATGCTAAAAATATAGATATTCTAGAGCGGGAATGGATAGAATGTCAGAAATTATCTACAGAATTTGAAAACTTACAATTCCATCAGGAATATTATGAACTTACTAAACTTAGATTAAAAAGAGGTAGCAAATTATCTAGAACTATTCCAACTAATTATAATTGGATATCGCTTTATCAACGGAATAAACAAAGTATGACTAGCAACAGGAAAAAAACTAGGCAAACTAGGCAAACTAGGCAGACTAGGATAACTAGATCACATAACAAGAAAATAACAAGAAGCCGAACTAAATGAAAAAGATAAAATTCCATAAGAAAAAAATATATCCAACTATATAATAGATACTCTAGAACCACTAACCCACTAACCCACCAATCTAGAAAATGAAATTCATAAATTTCTGTCTAAGTATTCCTAATCTAGATACACTAATATTTTATCTTATCTTTGTAATCACTATTCCAGCATATCTTTTTGCAAATTCTGATTATGAAACTCTGAAATATTACTTACCTGCTCTTATCATGATTTCGGTCACACTCACCGAGGCAGGCAAACCAGAACTCTTCCAAAATCTTTATCCCAATCCATGCGACCAGACTACCAATTTTGCAGGATTCCTCTCTAGCAACATTATCAATGGTATGGCAGTAGTAGGTATATTAACTCAAGCATTAGTAATTACTATGGCAACTAGCAGTATTACCCTTGGTTTAGTATCGGGGTTAATAACATTTGCCGTTGCATTCCCTATGGCACAACAAATTCTACCTTTCTTTATCCGTGAAGTAGATGATCTCACGCAAATTCTGTTCCAGAATCGGGTTGCATTTCCTGGCAACTGGCATAAGTATATTACTGGTCTAATATTTACAATGTTCTTATTAGGAGTTCAATATGTTATGCTAGTTGGTTTCACACGGTATATTCTTTCTACTGGAGTTGAATTAATCTAAACTAGACTACACTAGACTGCACTAGACTACACGTTGTATTAAATATTTTTCGTTTCATAGAAATATTTTATTTGTGTATATTTATTAGTATCGATGATATTTTACTTTTTCAATTTAATATATATTTAATAAGAAAATTCTATTAAAGATGTCAAGGCCTCAGCCAATGCTTATGACTGTTTCGAATAACAAGAAGGAGGTACTTTTACAACCATCATGGCTAGGTAAAATTAACTGGTCTAATGGTATACCTACTTCACCAGATAAGTATAGGGCAGCACAAGCAAAGATTATAGATTATTGGGGTGAATATAGATCCCCTGTCTGGGATGATTTATATGAATATCGTAAATCATTTACAACCAATAATTACAACTTATATGATAATTATGAAAATATTGGTAATTTACAAGATAAGGACAATCAATTTATTACTATTTCTAAAAATAAAAAAACAATTAAACAAGCTAAATATTCTTCTAGCCAACTTAATAAATTTTCTATGAATAATGGAAAAGAAATTGATTCCGAAATATCTGACTCAGAATATAAAAATGTTGATTACGATGATGTGATTAATGATATTCAGGAGGACACTATTGACACTAATAAAACTAATAATACTAAAGTAAAAGATAATTATGATTACAAGGAAGATAATTTTTAATTCTTTACTAAATTTAGAGTTATCTAGAAATACTAAATTGCTAATATGCTAGATAAATATATAAATCCTAGAATATTCATAATTTCATTTACCATATGTATGGTAATAGTTTATTTTACAAATCCCGATCCGATTACTATCTATCGCTTTCCTAACCCGGAGAATTCAGGTAAATTAACATATCAAGACAAAAACAAAAATTGTTTCAAATATGAGGCATCTGAAGTAAAATGCCCTAGCGATCCCAATCTTATTATCGAACATCCATTAATAATTCATTAATCTATTCATTATCTCTTAACCAGTTTTATGTTTAAACACAAAAAACCGGTTAAAGGATAAATAACTATTTACACCATAAAATAATCTATTCTTAATCTAGAAAGTAATAATATAAGTTAGGAATACAAAATATAATATACAAATGTCGCGCATTATTAATTTTATGCAAACCAAACAAGGTAATATTGTGGTATCCATTGTTCTAGCATTGGGTTTAGCATCACTTTTACGATTATCTTTTCAAAATGCCAATATGATAATTATAAATGGTCCGCCGGTGGAACAAACCGAAGGTAAAATATTTAGTTTTGATAATAAGTGCTATTCATATAAAACGGTTATGACTAGCTGCACGGAAATGAGTAATAACAAAGCTAATCTAGATTAAACTAGCTAAGTATTTTCGGCTTGGTAATTGGAAAATCAGGTTAAAAATATAATACTATGTATCTCTTGTTCTATCTCTATCTCTAGAATGTTTATTTATTAGTTTCTTGCAATCTTCTATTTAATCTTTTATGTCTTTTAGTGGCCTATCTATTAAACAAAAATTTATATAACGCAGAATCACTCCTTATATAACCGTCTTACCTCAATATTTTTAATCTTCAATAACTCAATTTCCATTAATAATTTTTGGATATACTGATCTTTTTCTTGTATTTTTTCTCTAGCATTATCCACTTCTAGAACTTGTATTTTCTCACGTAATTCTTGATTTTCCTTTTCTAGTTGCTTATTCTTAGTTTTTAAAGATTCGCATTCTGCACTTAATTTCTTATTTTCTTTTTCTAATTTATCTTTTTCGTGTATTTTAGAATAGTAATATTTGCAACATTTTTGCATATCATCCGTAGATTCATACCTAAATGCATTAATAACATTTAGAAATAGTTTAGGAAATTTATAAGTTAGTGGGGATAATGTGGAATTAGGTATTGGTTGATGGTTATGTTTATAGCAAAGTTGTTTGTTTTGAACTAAGTAATCATTAATGACTTGCAAATTAATGCCGTTAAAAAACTTATTATTGCAATTATCCCATCGATTCTGTAGATTTATACCAATTGATAAACAATTAAATCTACCATAATTAGTTAAATATGTAATGTTAATTTTTTGATTAAAAATTGAATTCCGTCCGCTTATATCAATTGTTGCAAAATTATCTGTTTTGATTAAAACCTTAATTACTTTTTCATTACGTGGTAATACTTTATCAAATTGAAATAATGGCTTTGCCTTAATATCATATTTTCTATCAAAACAATGCAATACGTTTTCCTTATAATCTGAAAATGCCATTCCACTCTCTAATTCATATATACATTCTCGCAATTGTATGATAGGATGGCTTTCTACATAAGGTGATTCTGGAATATCATATTCATCCTCCAGATCGCTGTGTATTCTAGCATCACAATCTTCTATAACTTTATCAAATAATTCTGGCAATCCATCCCGGAATTTAGCTAGATATTCTTGTATTTGTTCCATCTTATCTTATTTCGTTATAAGTAGTTATTTTATCAATTCAAAAAATTTATTAAATCAATTTTTTATTTCTAGCATATCAATTCTCGGCATCCTCTAGAAATAAAAAATTGATTTAATAAAACATATAACATTCTATAAAAATAACAACTCCATAATCACAAAGTGCTAGTAATGGCATCGTCTCTAGTGGATATTGAAAAAGGGAAGTTAATCTATAACACCGCATTAGCTCTGAAAAGTGATAAGACTGCATCTATAAAAGTAGTTAGTATTATTGGAAAGGCTAGAACGGGTAAATCTACATTTCTAAATTGTCTATTAACATATTGGAAAAGTGATTCGCAACATATTTTCACGATGAGTGATTCCGGCACCCATTGCACTAATGGTATTGATATATATAACATCAAAGACCGTGGAATTATTCTCTTGGATTTTCAAGGTATTTATTTAGGTGATAGTAGTAATGACCCAAAATTATTACTGCTAGCATATCTAGTGAGTGATATTATTATTTTCAATGAAGTAAAGATGTTGAGTAATATTACATTGCAACAGTTTGAGCCAATGTTATCCTTTATCAACTATTTGAAAGGTAAGAATGATTTGAAAGATTTCAATCCGAAACTCGTTTTTCGAATTAGTGATATGAATTTGGAAATCGACCCAACTAGCAATATGCAAAATATGCTACAAAATGAAGAAGACCAATTCCAGGCCATTCGGGAATGTATCATCGATTTATTTGATACGCCATACGCGGTTTGCACTAAGAACCTAGACCGGGGTGAATTCAAGCTGCTAAAAGAAAATAATTTCCGTGCCCTGCTAGATAATTCCGAAAACGGTTTTCTAGAAGCTATTACCAGTATTAATGATTATTTGGAATGTTGTGAATCTAGAAGAACTGCTAGTTTATTCCTCACCGATTTACCTAAGATTGTAAATTGTATAAATGGAGAAAAGGCAATTGATTTCACAAAGCTAGATATTGTTAAATCCCTTGGAGACCATCAAATCCGTGATTGGATTGATGCACTAGGCACTGACATATATAGTGATATTGTAGTGGATGGTACAAGTGAAACATATAAGAATGTTATGAAAAGAATGGAAACCCGAGACCGTATTTTAGCCGATATCGAAAAGATATTTAAATCTATACCAAAAACTATTCGGGACACTAGATCTACTAATATTCGACAAAAGCTAGATGCTGTGATAGATAAAGCAAATGAAAAAAATATAGAACAAGCTAATAAATTAATGGAAAATATAATTACAACCCATTTATTGAAACCGCAATTTATTCTATCTCATCACTTTGAAAATATTAATAAGATTGATTTTGATACGTGGTGTGTGCCATTTAATGACAAATTAAACGCAATTAAAAAAGCAGGGGAACACATTCATAATGTAGCATTATTACCATTTTGTAAATGGAAATGTGATATAATGGCTACATTAAAAGAAAAGTTTATGAAACAATTAACCGATGTTAAGAATTTATTAAATAAGAAACAAAATGAATGTGATAAATTTATTAAAGATTTTGAAAACAATATAGAATCTAATATAAATGATATAGCAAAAACCGAAGCATTAGACCGTCCATATTCTATTATTTTAGACAAAATTAAAACCACTTATAATGCTGACTTAACTGCGTTATTACAATTACGACGTGGTGGAGGTGATTTTTGCGATTATTGGAGTTTAGTTAAAAGATTTACTCTAAAATGTACTAAATTACCTTTTAATTATAATGGCAGTTGTGAGGTCGAATTTGAATGTGTAATGACATCGCCTGCGGCAGGGATTAGACAGTGGAATTCAGATTTTCTAGAAATGCAAAATAAATATAGTGCTAGAATTAATGAAATTTTATCTGGAAGTGGAACAGATTTGATTGCCAAGTATAGAACAGCAGAATTTACAAAAAAGGGATTTTTACCAAATTCATTCAGTTTTGGTGGTGATATTAATTGTAGCCATTCTGACATAATTAATAATCCCAATACCCAGTTTATAATTTTTGAAAATTTTAGAGTAAAACATACTAGTAATTCTTTGCACTATCATATTACAGAAGACTATTGTAAACTCACGCTGGAACCTATTCTAGTGAGGACGTGTGAGCATCTAGCTAGAAAAGATTATGTTTATGATGAAACCGTCCCAAAACTGAATGGATGGTTGAAATTCATAAAAGATATTACCGATATCAAGATACCACAACACGGCATCAAAGTGTATGTAATATCATTTAACTTTTATCGGAATATGCATAAAGATGATTATAAGAAACTAGCATTGCTAGAAATCTTTGAAAACCGATTCAAGAAAGAACTATGTAAGAAGGCATCTAGCTAAATATATTCATTTCTAGCAGATGTGGGGTGGATAGCGGTATGCCGGGGGAACAATAAATGAGTTGCCGGATGGCACTAGGTTATTGTATTACGGCAAATGATATGAATATCCTAGAATATAGAATATAGAATATAGAATATAGGATATACGTTTATGGATGCAACTAGCTAGCTAGAGCGATCCATTTATAAATTCGTTTTCCGTTCTGTTTATTTTTATAGTTTTTATTTAATACTATCCTTCGTTCTTATCATCTTTTTACTATCTTCACGTGCTAGGTACTATGTCCCAATCTACTCCGTTAAATATGCTCCGGCGTGGTGATGAACCACCCCCGCAATCAATGCAGATGCCGCAACAAATGCAGATGCAGCAATCAATGCAAATGCCACAACAAATGCAGATGCAGATGCCAGATGGTGGTGGTAATATGATGGCGGAATCCCAGTTAGTGGAAGATATTCTAAAAGAAATGGGCGAAAGTCCGGGTGTTGAACATCAATCTAATATAAATTCACAGGCTTTTCAATATGCAATGGATAGTTCTCAAGTTCCTCCTACCAAATACACCCCACCATCTGGAATGCAATATCCGGGTGGTGGGAATGGTGGGAATGAATATACACAGAAAATGATGTCAGAAACAGCTCCAAATGGTTTATTAGGTTCAATTGGTATTAATCTTAGTGGTGCATCACTTAAGGATAAGATTATAAATAATTTGAAATATCCTGTATTAGTCTTTATAATCTGTTTTCTGATTTCATTACCGGAATTCAATCGCTTTCTATTTGGATTCTTTCCTCGTCTCCTGCTAGAGTCAGGTCAGGTTTCAATTGGTGGTGTAATTTTAAAGGGTGTAGTTGGTATGATTCTATATAGTTGCATTGTTATGTTTATCTAGACTATCAATTTTAATTGTAAATTTTTTAATTGTTTTAATAATATTTAATAG